TTGGAAAGCAGGGGCGTGTCCGTCACCGTAATTGCGGCGGGTGAACACAAAGCGGAAGGTAACCCCTATGAGCCGTTGCCCGAAGACGTACGCGAAAGTATCCAGGCCGAAATGGAAAGCCTACGTTCCATCTTTGCTGAAACGGTGGGCGCAGGACGTGGGGATGCCCTGACCGCAAAAGCGGCTCTCGCCACAGAGGCGGCCTGTTTCCTTGGCGCCGCTGCTGTTGAAAACGGGTTGGCTGATGAGGTTGCGGATCCCCGCGAGGCATTCGCCGAATTCATCTCTGAAATCAACGGGCGGGGGCCAAGTACCCCGTCAACTTCTACGGCAACACAGGAGACCCTTGAAATGCCAACTGAAAACACTGGTACAAACATACCTCTCGGTCAGGATTCGAACTCAGAGCCGACTGGGTCAGAAAACACCCAGACCAGCCCACCAGAGGGGGAACAACCTTCGCCCCCCAGTGCCGACACTGCCGCAACCGAGCGAAATCGTATTGCAGGCATTCTGGGTTGCGAAGAGGCGGAAGGCCGTCGTGAGCTGGCCGAAAGCTTGGCATTTAACAGCTCAATGTCAGTTGATGAGGCCAAAAAGCATCTCGCAGCGGCGCCAAAGGCGCAACCTTCCCAATCTTTGAGCCAAGAAATGGGGAATGGCGAGGATACCGACCTTGAGGGCCATGAGCCAAACGCAAGCGAGGAAAATCCGGTGATTGCCGCCCAAAAGAAACGTCACTCTCAGGCGTAACCGCCCGAGCAATCCGCGCCTTTCGAGGCCTTACCAACCGGCCCTTGGCCGGTCTTTTTGTTTGACGGAGCCAAACATGAATACTTTGACTGAGGGCCAAACGCCCGGAGATTTCCTGCTTTTCGAAGAACAGGACAACTATTGCAACGATGCTGGTGTCATTGGCGCCGGTGCAAACCTGCAGCCTGGTCATGTTGTTGGTCAGGTCACCGCCAACAAGAAATTTGTTGCTTGGAATCCGACCGCATCGGATGGCTCAGAAACGGTTGCCGGTATTCTTCGTACGCCCGCTGCAGCTGCGACTGCTGATGTTCCGGGTGCGATCATCATCACGCGGGGGGCTGCGCGGGTGCGCCGGGGCGGGCTTCTGTTTGCCGATGGTTTGACGTCTGAACAGCGCGATACTGCCTGCGCGGCGCTTCAGGCAAAAGGCATTCGCGTCACCTGATCTGACGCCTCCCCCTAAAATTGACACTAACGAAAAGGACTGTCTCATGGCACACATGGACATTTTTAATAACGATGCGTTCCGGGCCCGTGAGCTGTCTGCCGCAATTAACCTGGTCCCAATCCAATGGGGGCTTATTGGCGAAATGGGCCTGTTCACTGACAAGTCTATTCGCGGGACAGGGTTTGACGTCGAGCTGAAAGGCGGTGTTCTTCAGCTGGTGCAGTCATCCCAGCGTGGCACGCCACTTCCGGGCCAGGCGCGCGGAAAGAGGAAATTGAAGGGTTTCAAGACTGAGCGGTTCGGCCTGAAATCCAAAATCACCGCCGAAGATTTGGACGGCATTCGCGCCTTTGGTTCGGAAACTGAACTGAAACAGGTGTCAGAAGACGTCGCAGAACGCCAGACAGATCTGAAGGGATCTCTGGATATCACCCGTGAATATCTCCGCTCCGGAGCGCTTCAGGGGAAGGTTCTCGATGCTGACGGGTCTGTGCTGGTTGATCTTCATGATGAGTTCGGCATCGAAAAGAAATCTGTCGACTTCAACTTTGGCAGTGGGGCAACAGACATTCACGAGCACTGCCGTCAGGTGACGCGCCACATTCGGCGGAATCTGCTGGGTGACGTTTCGACAGGTGTACGGGCACTGATGCACCCGGAGTACACCGACAAACTGATGGGACACGCGGATTTCAAAGAGCGGTATAAATACTACCAAAATGCTCACGGTGGTGACCCGCTTCGCGATGATGTATCTGATGGCTTTGATTTTGGTGGCATTCGCTGGAAAGAATACCTGGCCGAAGCTGGCGTGCCGCAGGAAGATGGGACTGTCGTGACCCGCACCTTCGTTCCAGAAGGTGAGGCGATGTTCTTCCCAGTCGGTACCCGTCAAACTTTCAAACAGTTCAATGGGTCAGCGGATTACCTGGACATGATCAATCAGCCCGGTCAGCCATTCTATTCAGCCGTATTCCCTGATCGTCAGGAAAAGCGTTTTGTCGATGTGGAGGCGATGATGCAGACCATTCCGATGTCCCTTCGCCCGGGCGTTCTGGTGCGCGGCCACACGTCGAGCTGATCGATAACCCTTAGTTGTTGATTGCAAGGGCCGGTTTCTGACCGGCCCTTGATGTTTCTCAGGAGAGACCCATGAAAACTGTCAAACTGACAAAAGAGTTCACCCAAAAACTGGACAACTCTTCTTGCCGCACGTTTCCCGCAGGCTGGACAGGCCCGGTGGATGACGACGTATTTGATGAAATCAAAAAAGGTGGCTTCGGGGAGGAATACCCAAAGAAAGAGAAGCCGAAACGCAAAACCTCAACCAAGAAGGCAGCTCCCGCCAAGAAACCTGCAACGTCAGATCCAGCCGCCCAAACGTCTGCTGAGGACGTGGAAGCCGCAAAGACAGCCGTGGCGGACGCCAAAAAGGCGCTGGAAGATGCGCAAACGGATGAGCTGAAAGCAGAGGCTCAGAAAGTGGTCGCTTCCGCCGAAGAAAAGCTTGCCCAGCTGACCAAGGGTTGATCCAGAAGTGCCTTTCGATCCGTCAAAGCCAGTTGATGCAGCTTTCAAACAGTTCGGCATTGCTGCGATCCTCGATCCTGAAGGGGAGGCCCGCCCGGTGACCGTTATCCCCATGATCGGGGATACTGACGCTGGTTTTGATGGGCTGGATATTCGCAAACCCGGCATTGTCTTGCGGATCCGATCCCGTGAGATGGCCGGATTTGGGGAGGGGGCGATCCTTGACGTCAAAGACGTCAGAAAAAAGGTCAAATCCGCACCTGTTCCTCAGGACAGTCTGGGGTACGTATTCGAACTGGATGTGCAAAATGTCGGGTGATCTTCTGCGCGTCGCCGTGTTCGGAGACCTCGAAAAGTACATGGCGGAAGAGCTTGAGGCCGAACGTCGCGCTGTCACCGAAGGGGTCGAAGAGACAGCTGAAGATATGCTGTTTGAATTGCGCCGTGACGTGGTCGCCGGTGGGCTTGGAAATCGTCTCGCGAAGACTTGGCGATCAGCCCACTATCCGGGCCGCAACAAAGTATCTCTGGGGGCGGCTTCAGAGGTAAAAACGCGCGCGCCCAAACTGATCCGGGCTTTCGATAAGGGTGAGATCATCAAATCATCCGAAGGGTTCTTTCTTGCGATTCCCACAGATGCCGCGCCAAAGCGTGGTATGGGGCGCAAGCGAATAACCCCCTCAAATTTCCCGGAACATAGCCTTGGTCCATTGCGCTTCGTTTATCGCAAAAATGGGAACTCTCTCCTAGTGGTCGATAACCAGCGCATGACCAAGAAAGGGAAATACGCCCGCTCTCGCAGTAAGCGCGCGCTTGCAACCGGAAACGGTCTTTCGACGGTCCCAATGTTCACGCTGGTGCCGCAGGTTCGCCTGAAGCGCCGCCTGAATGTGAAGCGCATCACTGACAAAGCTCCCGACCTACTCGAACGCAACATAGAGAAGGCTTTTCGCCGTCTCGATGCCACAAGGAAAGGCCGTTGATTACCAAGATAGAATCCATCGCGCTGGCGCTTGTTGATCAGGTTCGCTCGGCTCTGTCTGCAAAGGTTACGCGTGAAGCAGAGCTGCCGGTTGAATGCCCCGATGAGGGCATTGTGAACATTGTGCCATCAGAGCCGCGCGAAATGGACCGCAGGCTTGGGACGGGTATTCGCGAGATGCAGCAAGATTTCGAGATCGAAATCGTCGTCAAAGGTTCAGATCAAGGAGAGCGCGGCGTGCGAATGGAAGGCGTTCTTGTTCCGTTGGGCGCGGCTCTTGGGCCGCTGGCCCTGATCGAAAGTGGCGTGGACTACATCAATCTTAACCCACCAAGCGAGACCGAAGTTATCCCTATGCGAGGCTCCGAGAGCCTGCGAGGCACGGTCGTGGTCGCAACCTTGTTTTACGAAACCTCTAGCAACGTGATGGAGACAGCAACATGAACGCACGTGGCGACAACACAATGATGACGATGCGCCGTCAGGCAACCTTTGGCACAGCTGAAGCAGCGTCTGAGGGCGGCTTTCGCCGTCTGCCCTTTTACGTTTTTGACGTAGATCCGACCGAAGAACTGGCAACCGATGAGGCCATTCGTGGCAGCAGCTATCCCGGCGATATCGTTGCTGGGCTGCAAAACATGTCGGGTAAGCTGGAAGTGCCTTTGGGGTTGCAGTCTATTGGCTGGCATCTTGCTGCGATGTTTGGCGATCCGGCCACATCAGAGCCGACATCTGGTAATTTTGAGCATGTGTTTACGCCAGCTGAAATTCCCGATCCGGCTTTGCAGACCGCATGCAAGAGCTTTCTAGGGGTCAATACCCACTTTGCGCAGGATAGTATCGTTTACAAAGGCCTGGAGTTGAGCGCCAAGAAGGAAGGCCGCCGCCAAAAAGTGTCCTTCGATTTGATCGGACGGCAGGAAGTGAAAGTCGGCGCTGCACTGGACGGCAGCCCGGTAGAATTCGCAAATGATCTGACCCCCGTCGCATTCATTGGAAAGGCAATGGTCGACGGCGCTGAGGCCGCAGCAATCACCGGCATTACCGGAAAGGCCGCGAATGAGGCGGAGATGGATCAGGAAGAAATGAACGGCCTTCCTACAGCCTCGGGTCTGACTGCCGGGGATTGGATGTTTGATGGCTCGATCGATACACGCTTTCGTGACGCCACCTATTACGATCTGGCAGAGAATGGCACTCTGTTTGACCTGAGCCTTGTGTTCGAGATCTCGCCGGTGCGCAAAATCGAGTTCACCTGGTATAAAGTTCGCTTGGAACGAAAAGGCGTCCCAGTAAGTGGCCGTGAGGTGATTTCCGCCTCGTTCAATTTCCGGGTTGGTCGCCCGGCGCCCGGTTCCGTCCCCTTCCGCGTCGTTTTGAAAAACGACGTGGCAAGCTATGGAAACCCCTCCTGATGGCGCTGCGATTAAGTCGCGCGGCGTCGGGCCCCAGATCCATTGATGTGGGGTTCGGCGTCGTTTTTCGATTTCGGCAATTTGGCTTTGCCGACTATCGTGAGGCGGAGGCATGGGCGCAACGCAACGCGCGCGATCAGCTGACCGGGCCGCAAAAGGCTGCGCTGGCCGGGCAGGAAATCGATGAACTGGGTGATGAATTTCAGGATAGACTGATCGGCCTTGCATCCGAGATGCACCTTGATCGTCTTGTGACCAAATTTGTCGAGGGCTGGTCCGGCGTACTCATTGGCGAGAGCGCCGATGATCAAGAAGAACTGCCGTTCTCGATCGACAACTGGCAGCTGTTTAAGGATCAGATGCCAGTCATTGTTGACCGCCTAGACCGCGCCTTGATGGCGCCCATGCATGCGGTGGTGACAGAGGGAAACGGCTTCGCGCCCTTGCCAGGTACCGACACTCCGGCGGGCTGAAGCTTTGTCGGGACTGCGCGCTGGAGCCGGGATATGGCTGCGCGCGCTTCGGTGGCAAGGGCGCATGCGAAGAAGACAAACATACGCCGCGAAGTGTTGAGGGGCGTATGTTCCTTGAGCTGGCCTCGTTGTTTGAAGGCCAGATCCGCGTCGGGGCGGCTGGCTTTGCGGGATTGGATATCCCGGCCTGTGTTTCCGTCCTTCAGGCGCACGGTATGGATCCAGATATATCCGCACTTCTTCTTCCCTGTTGGGAGGAAGGGATGTTTGCCGCGCGGGCAGAGCTCAGAGAAAAAGAGGAAGGTTAGAACGTGAGTAATGCACAGCGCACCTATGCGATCCGGCTTACGGCTCAAGGCAAACGTGAGTTGGAAAACTATCTGGAAAGCATCGGTCGCAAAGGTCAGGCCAACTTGACCCGCATCCATAAAGCTGCTGGCCCCGCGTCAAAGGGTCTGCGAAACGTCAGCCAATCGTCACAGCGCGCCGCCAGCGCCCTTTCAGGCTTGGGGCGGCAGGTGCCGGTTGTAGAGGGGTTGGCGCGTGCCTTAGGGGCGACAGCTTTGGCAACTGGTGTTGTCAGGTTAGGGACGTCAGCGCTGACGACCGCAAAGGTTTTTCAGGCGTCGATGTTGCGCGTGCAGGGGGTTCTGCGGGCGACTGAAGCCCAGATGGCGCAGTTGGAGGGTAAGGCCCGCGAAATGGCCGCGTCATCCCAGTTTCGCGCCTCTGACGCCGCTAGCGCAATTGAAATGCTGGCCAAGAACGGTCTGCGCTATCAAGATATCATGGATGGGGCTTTGGATGCGACCATGATGCTGGCTGGTGCATTGGGTGGCGAATTGGCCCTATCGGCTGATCTTGTGACCGATCTAATGGCTCAGTTTTCCCTTCAGGCTGGTGATCTGTCGCAAATCACAGATCTTGTGACAGGTGCCGCTCTAAACTCGAAGTTTGGATTTGACGACTTGCGTCTTGCAATTGGGCAGGCTGGTGGTGTCGCGGGTAAGTTCGGCGTTAATATTTCTGACTTCCTCACCGCTTTGGCCGCCACATCTTCAGCCTTTACGTCTGGCTCAGATGCGGGGACCAGCTTCAAAACATTTCTGCAAAGGCTAACGCCTGAAAGCAAAGCTGCCCGAGAGGCGATGCAAAATTTGGGCCTTGAGTTTTATGATTCCCAAGGCCGCATGAAAGATCTGGCATCCATTGCACAGGAACTGAAATCCGGTGTCTCCGATCTCTCAGAAGAAGCGCGCAACGAGGTATTGGCAAAGATTTTCGGTACTGATGCTGTCCGCACAGCGCTACTGCTGGCCGAACAGGGGGCTGCTGGCATTCGCGAGATTGGCGATGCAATTCATGAGGTTTCCGCGGCAGATCAGGCAGCAACGCGTATGCAGGGCCTTGAGGGGGCGCTGCTTGAGCTAAGTTCTGCGTGGGAAGAACTGCAACTGGCATGGGCTGACCAAGGTGGTCTTGACGTTGCTGAAACGGCAATTCGCCGCTTGACTGACGTCATTCGCTACCTTGGCGAAAACTTTGAGACCGTGAATGAAATCGTGGAGCGCGTTGCCAATGCACTCGCGGTTGTACTTGTGGGTCGTGGGATCAATGTAGCCATTGCGCGATCTGTGGCGTTGCGGGCTGCATGGATCGATATGGCAAGCTCTGCACGAATGGCTGGGGCAAGTGCTTCTGGGGCAGCTGTCGGCATGGGGCGGGCGGCAGTGGCAGCACGACTTCTGACTGGGGCATTGGGTGGCCCTGCGGGTCTCATCATGATGGGCGGGGCTCTTGCGGCTCTTGCTATCAATACCGACGGAACAGAGGAGGCTATGGAGCGGGCCAGCATCGCAGCTGATAAGGGGGCTGCGGCGCTGGAATCCTATCGTGAAGCAAGCCGCAAGGCAGCTGATGAGCAAGAAAATCTGGCCCAAGGTGTGACCGTCGCCACATCGAAGATGCTTTTGCAGTCTCGCGCAGAAATGCAGGATAGCCTGAAAGATCTGCGCGCGGCTTATCAGGATCTGACGGATGATCTGCACGGTATCGGTTTGTTCGATGTCTCTGAATATTCGGGCCTTCTGACCGCGCTTGAATCCGCTTCACGTAACAATTTTCGATCATCGGGGGGGCGTTTTGGTGAACTGTTGGGGGATATCGCGCTCCAAGTTGCTGCCTTGCAAGATGGCAATGCTTCCCTGCAAGAAACCGCAGATCTGTTGGGCTGGATCGCGGGCGTTGGGCAGACAGCGGAAGAAGCTGTGGCTGAATTTGACCGCGCTCTGCAGTCTGCTGAGCCAGAGTGGATTGAAAAGGCGCGAAATGATCTGGTGCAATACGCCCAAAGCGCCGGCGGATTTACAGAAGAGCTGGAGGCGATACAGGCGGCGTCTGATGGGATCGAAGCCACACAGGCGTGGGCTCGACTGCGTGATCGTCTGTATGAGGCCAGCGAGGCCGCGCGAATTTTAGAGGCAAATGGCGGTCGTGGCCTACGTCAAATTCTCGAATCTGCCGCCTCGACCGAACGAAAGGTGTTGGCTTTGGAGGCTGCCCTTCAAGGAAATCTCGATTTGGCTTACGAGTTACTAGAGATCAAAGACCCCTTCGAAACAATCAAAGATGGCGCCGCGAGCGCCACTAAGCAAGTCAAACAGCTCGGTCTATCGATCGGAGGTGTCTATTCTCAATATCAGAGTTCACGGATTGCCGGTGAGGGTCTTGCAGCTGCTGAGGGTGCGAAATCCGGGCTGCTTCCTCTCATCCGCAGTGTTGAGAGCTCACGTGATCGGCGGAGGGCTTACAATATCTCACTGGATCATGGGCGTTGGACCGGCGGGCCACGAAATCTAACCGGCATGACCATCAACGAGATCATCGCCTTGCAAACACAAATGCTGTCGCATGCTGAGAACCGCAGGCTGTATGGAAATGGTCAGGGAAGCTCGGCCCTTGGTGCCTATCAGATCACCCGCCGAACCCTGCGAGACTATCTTATGCCAAATCTGGGTCTGGATGGCAGCGAGCTATTTGATGAGCGGATGCAGGACCGAATGGCGCAGGCGCTCATTCGTCGTCGCAAAGGCCAGGGTATTGCTGGCCTCAGAAATGAGTGGGAAGGTTTGCGTGGCGTTTCTCCGGCTAAAATTTCGGCGGCGATGCAAACAACCGCGGTGCCTACAGTCGATCCTGAAACGGCGCAGAGAGCGACAAGAGACGCCGAAGAAAAGGCGCGCGCATTCCAGAAAGAACAAGAGGCAACCGAGCGCTTGGTGGAAGCGGGCCGGGCGCGTGTGGACCAGTTGGAATTTGAGAGTAGCCTAGTGGGCAAGTCAGCACTTGAGCAGGAGCGTCTGCGGTACGTGCAAAATGCCCTCACGGAAGCGAAACGCCAGGGGATCAATGTTGATGCTGTCTATGGCCAGTCGGGTGAGACCCTGCGGCAGGTTATTGAGCGTCAAGCGGATGCGATCGCGAAACGTCGGGTCGAAGAAGACAAGGCGCGATCCGCCCGTGAGCGAGAAGTCAGTGATATCGAAGGGTATCGTGGGGCGCTGGAAAGTGCCTTTGAGAAAATCAGAAAGAGCCCTGAGAACATTATGGAAGCCTTTGGTGACATGGCTGATTACATTTCTCAAAGGTTATGGAAGCTGGCAATGGATCCGGTCATTGACGTGCTTGCAAACTCACTTGCTGGTGTTCTTTCGGGGAAAGGTGGCGGCGGTGGCATAGCCGGGTTTGTAGCAAGTGTATTCGGCCGGAAAGATGGTGGCCCGCTTTCCTTTGGCCGCCCGACAGAGCGCGTTGCGATACCTGCCCGCGCCAGCGGTGGCAGTCTTCAAGTTGGCGGCAGGGCGCAGGGCCGTATTCAGGGCAGTGGCACAACAACATCTGACAATATCCTTCTGTTGGGATCTCGTGATGAGTTCATGATGCGCGCGCGCGCTGTGGATCATTACGGGCTGGAATTCATGGATGCGGTCAACAATCTGAAGCTTCCGCGTTACGCGACAGGTGGTGCATTGGCGCGATCGACCGCAATGCCCGCATACAGCGGAGGTAGCGCACCTGTCATCAATCTTCATGCCACCTTTGAAGCACCCAGCAATGTTGAAAGCGGGGCGGATTGGGGGAGAGAAGCCGCAGCCGAGTTGGTCAAAAGATTGCCGTCCATGATAGACGGTAGGATTTCTCATAACCTGCGTGGCGGTGGTCTGATCAATACGGCGTTGCAAAACCAAAAGGGCAGGTAAGATGGCGGAATTCAACCCGCCAAAAGCGCCTTCGGTTTCGGGCTTGGTGATCTCGACCAAAGTTTCTGTTCGGCGCGCAAAATTTGAAGGCGGCTACTCCCAGCGTTCGACGACTGGCCCCAACGCCGTACGGATGACACCGAAACTTACCTTCTCATATCTCAGTGAAGAGCAGCGAGATGACATCGTTTTATTCTTGTCCACGCACAAGGGTGCAGAGGCTTTTCTCTACCATGTTCCGGGCACAGCTCAGTCCGAGCTTTGGACCTGCGATGGGTGGGAGGTTCGGCCACACCGCAACAAGGTTCTGTGGTCTGTTAGCGCTTCGTTTGAACAGGAGTTTGATATTCGGTGATGGATAGCTTTGAAGACCCAATGCGTCGCGAGTTGGAAGGTTTCGCGGTTGATGAAGTGGTGGAACTGTTCACGGTGGATGCGCGCATGATCGGAGGCGATGTTTATCGCTTTGCGCCCACGCCGGTGCTGGGAGC